GCTTCTTATGAAGTTGCTGGACTAACAATTGGTGCTGAACACGCTAAGAGTGGTGATGACCATCAAGTACAATTAGATGTTTCAACAGTACTTGGACAATCTGTAGATGCGGATGGTGTTGCAAGTGGTGGTATTACTATCACTCTTGACCATAACCAAAACGCTGATAGAGATGAGTTTGAAGATGGTTCATGGGGTGGTTCTGTTTCGACAGCAATCGGTGCCCTTGGTACTGTAAAAGCAGAAGGTCATCTAACTGACGCTGATGTTAAAACTTACGAACTATCTGTTACTCAAGGCATCTTCACAGCTGCTTGGGAAAAAGTAGGTAGTGCAGACGGCTCTCTATCATTGAAGGCTGTTGTGGAATTTTAACACTTAGGTGTTAATACTAAATCAATCTTCTGACGATTGATTACTCCAAAGGCCACCGCAAGGTGGCCTTTTTTTATGTCTAATTCTTGGTTCTTATAAGTAGTGGTGTGCGTCCATCAGAGACCACCACCTAAGCCACCTCCAAAACCCGAAAAGAAAACAGCAAAAGAAAGAGGGTTTGAGCGTGGATATATAATAAATAGTAATATATAAAAGAATGTTGTAAGGCGTTATTTTCCATAAAGGAGAAATCAAATGGAAATAGGCTACGCCTTAAATACATTGTACTTCCTAGTATCCGCAGTCTTAGTGATGTGGATGGCTGCTGGATTTACAATGTTAGAAGCAGGGTCGGTTCGTTCAAAGAATGTAACCGAAATCCTGATAAAGAATGTTGCACTCTATAGTGTAGCATCAATAACCTTCTTGTTAGTGGGTTACGAGTTAATGTATGGGGGATGGAATGCTCCGGAAGACCATGCATTGATGAGCGACTTTTTCTTTCAAGTAGTGTTTGTCGCAACAGCAATGTCAATAGTTTCTGGCGCTGTTGCTGAAAGAAAGAAACTATGGTCGTTCCTGACCTTTGCTGCAATTTTCACGGCAGTAATTTATCCAATTCAAGGTTCATGGAGTTGGGGTGGGGGATGGCTAAGTGCTATTGGATTTTCTGACTTCGCAGGAAGTGGAATTGTCCACATGGCAGGCGGTGCTGCAGCTTTAGCGGCAGTATTGCTCATAGGCCCAAGGAAAGGTAAGTATGACGAGAATGGTAACCCAGTTGCTATTCATGGTTCAAGTTCAACACAAGTTGCTCTTGGCACACTTATTCTTTGGATGGGTTGGTTTGGATTTAATGGTGGTTCACAGTTAAGTATTTTAGGTTTGGATAACGCTAACGCAGTTGCCAAAATCTTTGTAAATACCAATACTGCTGCAGCCGCTGGTTTATTAAGTGCAATGGTGTACTCTAAACTTTGGTTAAGGAAGACCGTTTTGAATGTTACTCTTAATGGTGCATTAGCAGGATTGGTAGTTATAACTGCCGACCCATTGACACCAAGTCCTGAAGTTGCTATATTGTATGGTGCTTTAGGTGGATTGATTATCCCAGTTTCTATGTCTTTATTAGAAAAATGGGGTATTGACGACCCAGTTGGTGCAATCTCTGTTCATGGCATTGCAGGTATTATTGGCTTATTATTAGTGCCTATATTAAATACCGATGCTACATTTTATGGACAGTTAGTTGGTACAGGTGCAATCTTCGGATTTGTATTTGTGTCCTCGCTAGTTGTATGGCAGATTCTCAAGCTAACGATTGGTTTGAGAGTAGGAGAAGAAGAGGAACTTGCAGGTTCAGATATGTGGGAGACAGGGTCTCTAGCGTATCCAGAATTTATGACAAGTAAATAATATAATAAAGAGTGCCTTACAACATTTTAATTAACAGGCGAGACCAGCAGAACAAAATAGAGGAGAAAAATATGAACCCTAATGAATTCGGATTACAAATAGCAGATTTAATTACTCCATTCATAGCAATGATGGTGGGTATTATCATTGCTTTATGGATAAAAGATTTTGCTACGAAAGTAGCTGCCGGGATGAGTTTTAAGTATTTCGGCCCTTTCAAAGAAGGAGACATTGTACAGCTTGATGGCAAGAAAGCTATGGTTATTAAAATAGGTTTAATGATGACAGTTTTTGGGCATAAAGACGTTGAACGAGGTTACATATGGAGATATGTCCCTAATGAAAAAATAGCTGGTTTAAGATTGGGAAAAGTAGTTTCCAATCATAGAAAAGAAACAAAACCCTGAACAGTAAGGAATCAATCACCTAAGAAATATACTACTTGACTTTTAGCTAAACTCTGGTATAATTTTATATTGTCAAGATGACAAAAGTTGAAATAGGAGATATTTTATGATGGATAACGTTATCGGCTGGATAAAATCAGGTACTCACGCTGGAATAGCACTTATTGGTTTAACAATTGTTTTACAAGTGGTTTTTGGCAGTACCGTACCTTTCCTTAGTGGAGATGTAATTGGTACGATTACCGGCATTGTTCAGAGTTTAGGCGAAGCAGGCCTTGTAGGTTTATTGTCAGCGGCAATAATTTACAGACTATTTACTCGCGACTAACAACTAAGTTAGGCATACCCCAAAAGCCTTACTTTATGTAGGGCTTTTACTTTTAACAAAGGAAGAAATAAATGTTAGAAATTAGTAGAGATAACATAACTACAGATAGGGTAAGAAACTATACTAAAGAAGAAAGGTTTATAAAATTACCTATTATTCATTATTTAGACTTACTCGGGGTAGACCCCATAAAATCTCAAGTAGCATTAATAAATGCAATTAACTCACCAGACTACAGGTTTGTTGTATGTGCTTTGTCTCGTCGACAAGGTAAAACCTACATATCAAACATTATTGGGCAACTAGTAGCACTAGTACCTAATGTTAATGTTTTAATAATGAGTCCAAATTACGCACTTTCGCAAATATCTTTTGATTTACAAAGGAATTTAATTAGGCACTTTGATTTAGAGGTAGCGAGGGATAATGCAAAAGATAAGATAATAGAATTAACTAATGGAAGTACTATCAGAATGGGATCAGTTAATCAAGTTGATAGTACCGTTGGTAGGAGCTATGACCTTATTATATTTGATGAAGCGGCACTAGGAGATAATGGTAAAGACGCTTTCAATGTTGCACTTCGTCCTACTCTAGACAAACCCCAAAGCAAATGTATTTTTATATCTACTCCTCGTGGAAGGAATAACTGGTTTTCAGAATTCTACCAGAGGGGCTTTAGTGATGAGTATGATAACTGGGTTTCTATTAGAGCTTCTTATCATGAAAATCCTCGTTTTAGTGAAAAAGATATAGCAGATGCTAAATCAGGCATGTCTAAAGCGGAATTTAGTCAAGAGTACTTAGCAGACTTTAATACTTTTGAAGGCCAGGTATGGGACTTTAATTATGAAGAGTGTGTTGCTAATTTGGAAGAGTTGGAAACTTCTAAATTTGAAGTTTTTGCAGGTCTTGACGTAGGTTATCGTGACCCAACTGCTTTTTGTGTAATTGGGTACGATTGGGATTCGGAGAAATACTATGTATTAGAGGAGTACATGGAAGCGGAGAAAACAACTGAACAGCATGCTGTAGTGATACAGGGACTAATCGATAAGTGGGATATTGACGCTATCTATATCGACTCAGCAGCACAACAGATGAGATTTGATTTGGCGCAGGAATATGATATCTCTACTATTAATGCTACCAAAAGCGTACTAGACGGGATTGCGTCAGTCGCTACTATTATAGATAACGATAGGCTAATAGTTGATCAGAGGTGTAAAGACACTCTTATGTCACTAGATGCTTACCAGTGGAATCCTAATGTTAATTTAATAACAGAGAAGCCTGTTCATAATCTTGCTTCACATATGGCGGATGCTTTACGATATGCGCTATATACCTTTGTAGCTTCCGAAATAACTTTTTAAGTATCTTTTATTAGATGAATTTTGTTGGTACAACATAATAATCTTGCCACCAACGAAAAATTCCTCTTGACATTTAGCTAGAAGTTTGATATAATTATCCAAATATAGAAATTTTGTAAGAAAAATACTTTATGAGTGAACTTAAACGCGATAAAATAAAATACATTAGAGACCGCGCAAAGAGTGCATACATAAAAGACGAAGAATGTTACATCTGTGGCGGAGTCGAGGACTTGGACTTCCACCACTTTTTTAGTGTAACAGAACTTCTTAACAAGTGGATTAAGGAAAAGAACCTCGTTATATTGACGGCTGAAGATATGATGGGTATTAGAGATGAGTTTATCGACTCACATCACAAAGAAATTTATGGTGATACGGTTACTCTCTGTCATACGCATCACTTAAAACTTCACTCGATATACGGGAAGAAGCCTTCTTTAATTACTGGCCCCAAGCAAAAACGCTGGGTTAATAAAAGAAGAGATAAAGAGTATGGGAATGTTAGATAGATTAGGGTTGCGCAAGTTAAACCCTGCACAACCTCGAATTGCTGACGGAGAAGGCGTAAATAGCGCACAACACTTTTCAGTACCCTTTGAGAGGGCATTTGAAAAACTAGAATGTGTTAATCGAGGCATAAACATGATTGTAGATGCCGCATCACAGATAGGTATAGATGTTGGCGACAAAGAAGCATTTCCGGGTATAGCGACCATTAGGCATAAGAAGCTAGTTACCCTATTAAATAGACAACCTAATCCGTTCCAAAATGCGGACGCGTTTAGGAGACAAATCTTTTTAGATTTACTATTAGATGGTAACTGTTTTATGTATTATGATGGTGTGCACTTATACCACTTACCTGCGAGCAATGTAGTAATACATCCAGATAAGAAAACATTTATTAAAGGATATGAATACAGCGACATTAAGTATAAGCCTGAAGAAATTATTCACATCCAAGATAACTCATCAAAATCTATCTATCGAGGTACATCTCGATTGGTAGCAGCAAGGGAAACTTTAAACTTGCTGTACAACATGAGAGACTTCCAGGGCAACTTCTTTAAAAACGGAGCAGTACCTGGACTAGTACTAAAGAGTCCAAATACTCTTAGTACTAAGGTTAAAGAAAGACTAATTAACTCTTGGTCACAAAGATATAACCCTAAAAGTGGTGGTCGCAGACCTCTAGTTTTAGATGGTGGCTTAGAGATAGATAAAATGTCTGATGTTGATTTTAAAAAGTTAGATTTTGAAGAGTCTGTGAAAAACTTAGAGGATACAGTTCTCCGAGTATTAGGTATTCCATCCATATTACTGAAAGGTGGAAACAATGCAAATATTAGACCTAATCACAGACTGATGTATCAAGAAACCGTTTTACCACTAGTTAGAAAAGTAATCAGTGGTTTAGAACGATATTTTGGTTATGACCTTGCAGCAGTACTAGAAGACCTCTCGCCTTTACAGCCAGAGTTAGATGAAAAAGCAAAATACTACAGCACTTTAGTCAACGGGGGAGTTATTACTCCTAACGAAGCTAGAGAGGCCCTAAGATTAGAAAAGATAGAGGGTCATGACGATATACGCATACCAGCCAACGTGGCAGGTAGTGCAGGCAACCCTTCCGAGGGCGGGCGACCGACTGAGGATGAAGAAGAGGATGAAGGAGACAATGAATAAAAAGTTTCAAATTAACTCATTATTTAATGTTGTTGAAAAAGAGCAGTCAGATGACAACTCTCCTTTAACAATTAAAGGTTATGCGAATACTGTATCCAAAGACCGAGCGGGCGATGTTATCGTTAAAGAAGCTTGGGAAAAGGGAGCTATGGATGATTATTTAAAGAATCCTATCGTTCTTGCTTTCCATGATTACTCACGTCCAGTGGGTACGACTGTTAGTCACAGTGTGACTGATAAGGGCTTGGAAATCGTTGCTGAAATAAGCAAAGCTGCAGGTGAGGTGTACAACCTAATTAAAGATGGTGTTTTAAAAACATTCAGTGTAGGCTTTAGCATTAAAGATGCAGACTACGACAGGGAAGAAGATACCTTTTTCATTAAAGATTTATCTTTATATGAAATAAGTGTAGTTTCGGTTCCTGCAAATCAAAATTCTACCTTTTCTTTAGCAAAAGCATTTGATTCAGAAGAAGCCTATAAAGCTTATAAAGAGTCTTATGCACCTTCAAAAGTTGAAGCAAGTGTTACACTTACTCCACCAACTGAAGTACTTGTAAAAGAAGAAGTAGATGTAAATACAATTGAGAAGGAATCTTCTCAGGATAATATTCTTAAGGACATTAACATGACACAAGAAGAAATACAAGAGACTATGGAGCAAACAGCTCAAAAAGCTGTAGACGCTTATAAGGCAGAAGTCGCTGAGAAGGAAACTTCCCTTAAGGCTGAAGCTGAACTAGATAGTTTAAAAATTGGGAAAACCCAAGCGGATAAAGTCGTTGAGGCTTTAGAAGCAAAAATTAAAGAG